CTGTTTTTTTCGAAGCTTAACAACATGGTTTCTCCATTATTTGAAATATAAGCAGAATTTTTGAGTATTTTTTCAAGTTCTATGTTGTATTGTTTTTCGTCCGCAGCTAAAGAGACGAACTTATCCGATTCACCCGTTTTCCTTAAAATTAAATGAACTTTCCTAACGCCATTCAAACGTGAGATTCCCGTTAGAAATATGCTAGGCCGTAAAATCTCTGCTACTGGCGGTAAAGTGGGTGTCGGCTTTTCCGCTGTTAACTCGAAAGCGTTTCTTCCTATTATTCCGCTGTAGATATTAGTCTCCTGCCCTATAACAGAAGAGAACGCGCACATTAAAGTAATTAAACAAATTATGCGCAATTTCATTTAAGGAAAATTATTCGGCTACATGTTCCGTAGTGTCCGTGACTCCGTCCTTATCGTAAAGTCTCTCGTTCGTTACGGTGGTCAGAAGGACTGTGCCTGTGTCACCTACTTCTGTTCCTGCCAAATTAACGACTTCGGCAACAGTGTAGGTAACGGTATCTTCACCAGTAACGCTGTCGACGTCTACGTCTTTCCAAGATCCTTCGGCTGCGTGAATTCTATAAACTTCGTTTACTATTGCCATTATTCTATACTCCTAAGTTTTATTACACTTTAATTCGCTCAAAAGATTGTTTATAAATTCGCTATGTAATCCCTCATGAACTTCTCCGTGGCAGTTGTTGCATACCAAGATGGTCTTATCGGCTTCTTTTGCCAACTCTTCAAAAGAGGCACCTTTCCTCTCCGATATCCCAAAAGATTTTTCTGTTTCGACTAAGTGATGGAAAGCGAGGGAAGTCTGACACTTGTCATAACCACATCCCGGTATGCAGCATTTTCCTCCTTTATACTCCACTAAACGCTCTTTTGTTGTTCTTTGTCTTTTTTGTTGGGCTTCCCTATGAGCTTCATTTCGCTGAGGATCAAGTCTTCTGTTAATAGTCCATCTTGAGACTCCAATATTTTTTGCTATTTTCCTGTAAGACATCCCCTCTTCGCGGAGACGTTTAGCTTTTTCCTCGTCGAAAATGGCCTTTTTCATCTGATTATTTTTCTATGCTCCGGAAAAACCCATCCTTTTGGCCTAGCGTGCCAATGAAGATGATCCAGAATCTCACGTTGTACTTTATCGATGTAGTATTCAAAATTTAAACCCTCTTCCGCCATAAATTTCCCTATCGCAACTCTTCTGAGAGATTTTTCCATTTCAAAAGAGTCTTTTTCAGAGATGTCCATGGCATGTTTCTTCCAAACTGCCATTGGAAGAAGGCAATTCATGCAATCCATAATTATCCACCTAGGGTCGGAATCGTCGTAGGTATGGATAATTGTCTTAAGCTCACAAAGTGGGCACATATTTCAGTCTAAATAGTTTATATATGTATTATTTTTACTTTTTAGCACTTTCACGTACTCTACTTTTAAGGTCGTGGCGTCTATGAACGCACAAATAACGTTATTAGAATATTCCTTCACTTTTTTTTGTTACTTTCTTATGGTCTGATATTTGTTTTTGCTGTTCCTCGAATCCGATGTCTGAGCCCTTCTTGAGGTATTCCACGCTTCCATTTAGATTTAATTTTTTTTCAATTGTAAGGCGTTTTAACTGCTCGTTTGGTACTACCATTTTAGTTTTTCTATCGGTCATGTAAAAAATAGTTCGGCGAAGACCCACTCGGACTACGCGGGCTTGTCTTCCCGAGATATAGATTATATCATCATTTTCTATGTCTTTTCCACAAAAAATCACTAATCCTTGCATAAAGTTATGCAAAGTTTCCTTAAAAAGCATAGCAGCGAAAGCGACGACAACAAACCACCCATAAGTACCTATTACTTGCTCTATGGCTTCCCTAGACTCCGATTCTGGTCCTATTAACTGAGCTATCATCATTTTATTTTATTTACACTTTTGAGAGTTTTTAAAGTATAATTCTTTAGAGAATGGAAGATTATAAGATATACTGTGTCAACTTGGAGAAGGAGGTCTCTAGAAGAAAAAGAGCAGAGACCTTACTAAAAAGAGACGGATTACTCGAAAAGACGAAATTCTTCAAAGCAATAAATAAGGATGACGTTAATGAAGAGTTTTTAAGGAGCAACGGTTTTAAAATCTTCGAGCACAATTATGAACCGTCACTAGAGAGGTCTTGGTTTAGTAGAGGCGTGAATGTGGGGGAGATAGGCTGTGCAACCAGTCATTATTTTTGTTGGTTGGACTTTTATCATTCTCCTCTCGACTACGCTGTGTTTATGGAGGACGACAACTTTTGGCAACCAGAAGGCAGGCTTAAAAACGAAATAGAGGAATTCATAAAGTTCCACAAAAACAACAAGTCAGTCGACATGATTTACTTTGGAAGAACTAGGCCGAATCACGCCAAAGAGGAGCATATTAAAGAGGAGGAGTTTTCAGAAAAGTATCTTATAGCCAACTACTCATATAATACCCATTGTTATTTATTGACTAAATTTGGAGTCAAAAAAATATTGGGCCAAAAGCCGATGGAGAATATAATGGCTCTTGACGAAATGTTATGCTCGATGTTCATCGATAATCATCCCCATAAAAAAATAAACGAAACCTTCAATTCAAATCTCAAAGTCTTGGCCATAAAAAACGATGAAGAAAATAAGGATGATCAAAAATATCTGGGTTTCTGTTTTCAAGTGATGGACGATGGAATGAGCACGACCGACATAACAAACAGCGAAGTTTATGAAGCTTAGGGTATACTGGATAAATCTAAAAGAGGAGGCCCTAAAGAGGGAAAGGATGACTAGGCTCCTCGAGGAAGAAGGGCTATCCGACATCTCTTCGCTATTCGACGGGATTCACTACAACGAGATAAACAAAAAATTTCTCGAAGAAAATGATTTGAAGGTTTTCGACGAGTGGGTAATCAAGGATTGTGGAGTGTTCCATTACGAGAGAGGAGTCAGGTCAGGAGAAATAGGTTGCGGCGCAAGCCATTATTTTTGCTGGAAGGCTTTTTTCGAGTCTGGCGCGAAGTATGGATTATTTTTCGAAGATGATTCTTATTGGGAAGAAACGGGAATTATAAAAAAAGCAGTTGATGATTTTATGTCTTTCAATAAAGAGTACAAGGCCGACCTGTTTTATCTATCGAGGATAATTCCCCAATTAGACAACGCAGAAGGAACACTGAGTCCGGAAGACGCAAAAGAAGAAATAGTTACAAGAGACATGGACTACAACTATGTTATACCAACCTACTCATACAATCTAAATGCCTACGTCCTATCTAGACGGGGGGTAAAAAAGATATTGGAACAAAAGCCAAACCGCAGTATAATGACACCAGACGAAATAATCCCAGCAATGTACTTCAAAAACATGCATAAAAGACACCCCAACATTGCGAAAAGATTTAAGCCAAACTTAAAAGCGTTGGCTTTGGATGGGCCTGTTTTGGATGGAAGATTTATTGGGGTATGCGCGCAAGAGCACCACGGAGAAATGACACCATCAACAGTTGACAGATCGGAAGAATATGTTGGATAGAATATACATAATAACGAACAAAAGAGAAGACGACGGAAGCCTGAAGGGCCTAGAGGAAAACATTTCGGAATTGGGCGTTAGCAAGGAAATAATAAGGCAAAAAGGGCTGGAGGGAGATATATTACCGGACGATCAACTAGAAATCATGAAGAGCGTTTCGAGGAAAAATTGGAAGGAGCGCCTTACTGGAAGGGGACTGTTTAGGGGGGAAATTGCTTGCGCAGCAAATCATTTTGGTTGCTGGAAAAACATCATAGAAAATGAGATTGGCACTTCATTAATAATAGAAGACGATGTTATTATAAACAGGCCGAAAACCTTCAAAAAAGAATTGGAGAGGATATTCTCTGACCTGAACAAAGTCAATTGGGATTTCTGTTCTTTAGGGAGAGAACTGATATCAGCAAACGAGCTACCAATGGTAATAAAAGTGGATGACTCAACATTAGAATCGTCAGAAGTATTAGTTCAACTGAAGGAGTCGAAAGGAGCTTATTGTTATTTAATAAATTTAGAAGGAGCGAAGAAGCTTGCAAACACAAAGTTTGCCAAGGAAATGTTTCCCGTGGATGAATACATAAATGTTATCTCTGGAGTCTCAGGAGATGAGGATCTCGACAAAGAGTACGAGCAGCATAGAATGACATCTTACGCTACCAAGTGGGACAACTGCTTCTTTGATCACGACGAAAAAGTAAACTCCTTAAGGTCCATAACAAGCTCGGGAACAGCTAACATAAAAAGAGACACAAAAATTAAATTCTACACAGTAGCCACCAGAGAACACGACGGGTTGACAAGGCTGATTCACAGCGCTGAATATTATGGGATAGATTTGAAGGTCCTAGGATTGAACCAAGACTGGACTGATGGAGATTTTGGTAGACTGGTTGACCCCGGAGGAGGGCAAAAAATAAACATACTAAAAAGGGAGTTAGGGAACTTGGACGATAATGATCTCTTATTTTTTGTGGATGGCTATGATATGGTTTTCATGTCAGGCCCGGAGGAGATAGAGGAGAAGTTCGAAACATTCAATAGCAAAGTAGTTTTCGGAGCGGAGAAAAGTTGTTGGCCAGACATGGGCCTGTACGATTCATTTCCCAAAATACAGGGAAGTGATTATAGATTTTTAAACTCAGGAAATTTTATGGGGTACGTTGGAGAACTTAAAAGGATTACGGAAAAGAGCCTTTTAGACTCTGACGACGATCAGCTATATTACCAAAAGGAATTTCTAAGTGGGGATTTTAGTATGAAGTTGGATTATAGGGCTAAAATATTCCAATGCATAGCTTTCTGTTTTGAGGACGAAGATAAACATACGGAGCTTAAAATAGAGAACGATAGATTAAAAAACAAAATCCACGGAACATATCCTTGCACGCTTCATGGTAATGGAAGCAAGGAAATGAAAATAGTTCATAATTGGTTCTGTAACTACATAGGGGGAAAAAGATACAGGGGGAAGGCCACCATGAATGGTCAGAAAAATATCTTCAATGGTATGCCCTCTGTTTTCATTTCTGTTTTTATGGAAAAAGGGGGGGATTCTGTGGAAATTTTGGAAGGAGTATCAGATTTATCTTTTCCTAAGGAAAACACTATATTATCAATATCTTACGATGAATCTAAAATAAATTTTTCAACCAGCCCCAAAATTGAAGAAGCGCTATCTAAATATAAGAAAGTTTACATAAAGAGAGTCAAAGAAGAGAACGGCCCTCAAAATAGAGACTTGGCTTTAGGATTCGCTGATTCTCTAGATGTAGACTATTACTTTTACATAGATAACCACTTCAAAATCAAGAGAGCGGACATTTTAGAGAATTTAGTTTTCGTTGACAGAAAACTAATAGCTCCACTGGGAGTGTCAGGAGACCATTCCAATTATTGGGGAGAAATAGACGAAAACGGATTTTACAAACAATCTCCAGATTACCTCGATATAATCCGAAGAGATAAAATAGGAATTTGGGATGGGCCTTACATTTTCGCGGCTTATCTAATCAAAAAGTCTGCAATACCCCAAATGAAGGGAGCGTATTCGGAGAATTATGATTCAGGCAGGGGGTCAGACATGGCTTTTTGCTCGAACGCATTAGACAGAGGGATAATGCCATGCGTCGACAATAGGCATGTTTATGGCGAAACTACATCATTTTAGTCAAAAAATCAGCTAGTACCCTAGAAAATTTTCCTACTTCTTTTTCGGTTTTATCCCAAAAGAAAGCGTGAGTTATCTCCTCTATCGCCACTTGATACATCCTTTTGGTGGGCAAGTGTGGGTCCACGTATATTTTGGCTTTTTTGTACAGTTCTGGATTAAAACAAAGACCATCTGCGCGATGTGTTTTATGGGGTTTTCGAAAGAAAAAGTGGAACTGCTGCTCCTTGCCGTTTTTGAAAATATAATCTGGTTTCGCCATGTCATATATTTTTACATCTAAAAAGTAAAGTTTGACTATAATTTTTCAAATAAAAAAAGTATAATAGTGTAAGATTAAAAGAGATTAATCTTTGATATGAATATTTATTGTCCAAATTGCGGTCAACTTCACAGTTTCTCCTCCCAAAAGCCCAATTTTTGCATCGATTGCGGAACAGGCATGACTACGAAGGCGAGTTCGATAAAACAATCCAACTTGGAGGTTGAGGAAGATGTAGGCGACGAAAGTGAAATCATAGCCACCAAGCAGGATGTTATTCCTCTTTTGGAAAACCTACAAATAGAGATGACTGGCGGCTACAGAAAAACTCTCAAACTTGGCGATATAGCTAGGGGAGGAGAAAGAGCAAAGAGCGAGCCTTCGCCTAAAGCCAAAAGAATATCCAAGAAAAAATTCCTAGAGGACTTCAAGAGAGAAGCTGGATCAGTAAGAGAAAAATATGATGGTCAGCAAACCTGAGTTCGAGGATAAAATAGGAGAAATCGACAAAGAAATAGCCAAGAGAAGAAACAAGTGGAACTTGAATGCTTTGTCTTGGATTGACTTTGACGATATAAGCCAAATTCTGAGGATTCATATTTATAAGAAATGGCATCTCTACGATTATACAAAGCCCCTTTTGCCTTGGTTAAACAGGACTATATCCAACCAACTGAAAAATTTAATAAGAAACAATTACAGCAGTTTCGCTAGGCCATGTTTGAGGTGCGCGGCCTCAGAGCCGGATAATTTGTGCAAAATATATGTTCAACAATGCAATACTTGTCCCCTTTACAGTCATTGGGAGAAAAATAAAAAGGATGCTTACAATATTAAAATACCCGTTCCGTTAGAGGGACACATTCACGAAGTTTCGTCTAAGCAAAGCGACTTCATGAATATAGAATCCGTAATCGAGAAAGTCCATTTAAAGATGAGAGAATCTCTAAAAGTCACAGAATGGAAAGTGTACGAGATGCTGTATATACAAAACAAGTCGGAAAATGAAGTAGCGGTGACTATGGGTTACAAAACTTCAGAAAAAAACAGGTCTCCGGGGTATAAACAAATAACGAATATCAAAAGAGCAATTATTCAAAAAGTGAAGAAAGCTTTAATGAGAAACGAAATCGATATTTATTAACGTATGTCGGCCGACACTTATTTTGAAGATAATGGACTTCCGCAGTCTAGACAGATCGAAGTTCTAGAAAAATGGAACTCTAACGAAGAAAATCCCCCTTCTCTCAACGAGTTGATATCCATAGGATTTCCCGAAGATCCGAATCCAGACGGAAGGTCTAAGAACGGTAGATTAACGAAGCAGTTTCTAGCTAGCAGAAAAATAAAAGCCAGAGGAGCGCAAATTTACCAACCTAAGAAAAAGTTCGATCTAGAAGAGGAACATAAAGAATATATAGCCGAAAATATTTCGACGATGAGGCCTCTAGATCTCGCTAGGATAATAAGCGGAAAGGAAGAATTAACAAATCTAGATATAGAAACGAGAGCCGTCAGAGATTACATAAATACATTAAGAGGAAGCACTGGGACCCTTCATCAAGACTCAACATCTTCCGAGGTGCAGTTATGGAAGCCTCCATCCACTTTTGGCAAAGCTCTTTCCAAAGTAAACAAATTCGTATACGAGAAAATAGACGAGGCTAAAATGACGACGGCACAAAAAAAGTGTGTCAATTCATTGATGGGATACCTGCATTCCTATAGGTTCATACATCAAATGAGCAATTTCTCTAACGAGACAGATAGGATGTTGTTTGAGAGCAGCTTCGTAAGATATACGAACGACAAGAGCGATCTGACCCAAGAAGAAGTGGATCAATATATAGTTCTTTCTTTGGAAGTCGTTATATCCTCCTCTATATTGGGTAGGACAGAAAGACTTCAAAACATGTTGGATGAAACCGCTAGCGACACGGAAGGCAGGAGAATATCGATGAGCCTAGTGGAGGCGATAAGGCATTCGCAAACGGAATACAATCAATCCGTCACGAGACAGCAAAAGCTTTTAGAGAGTCTAAAGGAGAAGAGAAGTCAGAGGCTGAGCAAACAAATTAAAGAGAACGCATCAATTCTGAACTTGGTTCAATTATGGAAAGATGAAGAATCAAGAATCGAGCTAATAAAGTTGGCGGAGAAACAGAAGGAATCCGTCAGGGGAGAAATAAAGAGACTAAGCTCCTTGGATGAGGTAAAGTGTAGAATAATGGGACTAACAGAAGAGGAGGCCGTAAATGGTTAAATGTATGTCGTGCGAAAGAGAGTTTCCTGAGGAGAAGAATCTTCATGCTCATATAAAATGTCACGATCTAAGGATGGCGGAATATTATCAGAAGTTTTTCCCAAGAAGGGATTTATTTAGTGGGGAGCTTATAAGGTTCAAATCAAAGGACTACTACTTTTCCACAGACTTTAATGACAGAAGGAATTTAAAAAAGTGGCTAGAAACTAAATCAGAAAAAGACAAAAAGAATTACTGCACTGATTTCTTGAAAGATAGAATAAAAAGAAAAAAGATAAATTACGCTCCGTCCCAAGTTGAACTAAGGTCGATTATGAGCCCTCCGGTCCAATATTATCATAGACTCTTCGGAGACTACAATAAATTCTGTGCAGAATTAAAATTGAAACCTAGATTCGAGAACTACTCTCTCGACAACGTCGAAACAGATTTTCAGACAAACGGATGTAAAATATACATAGACACAAGAGAGCAAAAACCGTTTAGGTTCGACATCCCAGTGGAAGTTAAGACATTGAAATTCGGGGACTACGCCTTAAGCAATAAAAGGGTGTCGGGAAACTGTTATATAGAAAGAAAGTCTTTGAACGACTTCATAGGGACAATGAGTGGGGGTTACGAAAGATTCAAGAGAGAGATAGAGAGAGCCAAAGAACAAAAAGCTTACTTAATTGTATTAGTGGAAAGAAGTATCGAGGAGGCAATGAATTTTACGAAGCTGCCATACGTCTCCAAAAAAGTCAGAGCAACCCCAGAATACATTTTCAATAGAGTGAGATCTCTTATTCAGGAATTCGACAATATGCAATTTCTATTTGCGAAGAGTAAAACTGAAGCCGTTAGGTTAACGAAGAAAATATTCTTCTGCGGCAAGCTCTTCAAACGAACAGACCTCCAACTACTTTACGATTTGAAATTGTTTTAATGTGGTACTCTCCTTCAAAATACGGTGATGCCCCCACTGATATAAATTCAGAGTTTCTGAATTTAAAAGGGGAGCTGGAAGACAAGAGAGCTAAGATTACTCTAGCCAAGTTCTTGAGGAATAATTTAACGATGACGACCTATTGGTTGTCCGGAATAAAATTAGCTCCATTTCAGGAAATAACGCTCAGGGGTTTTTTGAGTAGGAACTTTAGCATGTGTGTTTGGGGCCGTGGATGCGGGAAGACTTTCATGGCCAGCGTTTTCTGCTTCTTGCAATGTATATTCGAACCCAACACGAAGATTTTAATCGCTGGTCCCACGTTTCGTACAGCAAGGTTTATTTTCAATAATATAAAAACTATCGTCGAATCTAGAGAAGCAAAATTACTCGCTCAAGCCTTTGGAGCGAAAACGGAAAGGAACGACCAACACGAATGGAAAATTAATGGAGGAAGCATAACCGCAATCCCGCTAAACGGGGAGAAGGTAAGAGGGTTCAGGGCGAACGTTCTTGTTCTTGATGAGTTCATGCTAATACCAGAAGACATAATTAAAAACGTTCTAATGCCCTTTTTAGTAGCGCCGCAAGACATGAAGAAAAGACTTCAGGTTAGAGAAAAAGAAAATGAATTAATCGGAAAGGGTCTAATGAAGGAGGGAGACAGAATGGTATTTAAAAACAACACGAAAATGCTAGCCTTATCTTCCGCAAGCTTTACTTTCGAAAACTTATATAAAACCTATAAAGACTGGATTGCTAAAATATATTCGGATGATTTTGTGGAGGCCTCTTATTTCGTTTCTCAGATGGGATTCGAAGCTCTTCCCAAGGAAATGATAGACAGCACAATAATTGAGGAAGCTGCAAGTGGTGGATTATCCCATTCATCTTTTAAGAGGGAATATTGCGCGCAATTCACAGACGGAAGTGATAGTTATTTTAGCGCAAAGAAAATGCATGCTTGCACTATTCCGGACGGAGAAGACCCGACGACTAGAATTTACGGAGACAAGAATAAAAAGTACATATTAGGAATTGACCCTAGTTTCAGCAATAGCCCTAGTTCTGACTTTTTCGCTATGTCGATTTTAGAGTTAGACGAGGAAAATAGGGAAGGTACTTTAGTGCATGGGTATGCAGTAGCAGGGGGAGACTTAAAAGACCATATAAAATATCTTGGCTACATTATGACAAATTTTAATGTAATAATGATATGCATAGATAACGCTGGCTATCAATTCTTAGACAGCGCTAACGAATCAGAATTTTTTATACAAAACAAGATTAACATGAAGTTTTTCGATTTCAACGGTGATAAAGAAGGGCTCGAAAGAATTTTAATGCTTAAAAAGGCTAAAGTGCAATATAATCTTGAAGACAAAAAAATATGCTTCAAACAGGTTTTCTCATCTGATTTCATAAGGAAAGCCAACGAGCAACTGCAGGCGGACATAGACCACAAAAGAATATGGTTTGCCTCTAGGACTACCGCTAACGGAACAGCTTTTAGCAAATTCTCTTCCAGAAAGATCCCGATTAAACAAACCAATTGCGGAGACGTATTAGAATTAATAGAGGTCCAAGACGACATAGTGTACCAAACCAAGAAGCAGTGCGCCCTAATCGAGGTGAAATCGACGACCAAAGGCGTACAGACATTTGACCTACCATCGCACCTCAAAAGAAGCACATCTATCCATAGGGCCAGAAAGGACAATTATACGACTTTAATGTTATCAAATTGGGCAACTCGCTCATATTTCGATATAATTGACCTGAAGGAAGAAAGCGTGGAAAGCACTTTTGTTCCGATCATGATATAAAAAGTGTAAAAAACACCAAGTTTTGTGATGAGAAAAAATACTAAAACCCAGTCACCTCCGGCTAAAAACGAACCCATAGAGCCGCTTATGGTAGCAATGGCTGAGGAAGGAGATAGGGATATATATCCAGATCCTGATGCCACCACGAGGAGAAGAAGGAATAGGTCTTCCACAATACTCAGGACAAATAGATTTAAGAATATAGAAGACGGGCTAATCCCGTTCAAGTACACGAAAGATATCACTAACACCAGTGGAATCACGGTGCGAGACGCCGTGATATTATGCCAAAAGGCTTACTATAACTTCGCTATTTTCAGAAATACAATAGATTTGATGTCTGAGTTTTGCGCTGGAAACATATATTTCACGGGGGGAAGCAAAAGGGTTAACCACTTTATTCAGGCATTTTTCGATAAAATTAACTTAAACGACTTTCAAAGCAAGTTTTACAGGGAGTATTTCAGGTCTGGAAATGTTTTTTGTTATAGGTTTGATTCAAAAATTACACAAGAGGATTTCAAAAAAATAAATCAGACCTTTGGGCAAAATTCCTCTGCGGAAGATTATGATTTGATGGTTCCTAGCAAATATATACTTCTTAATCCAGCTTCTATAGAATTAACTGGAAACGTCACTTTCGTAAACCCAATATATTACAAAACTTTGACTGACTACGAGCTGGAGAGAGTCAAAAACCCAAAAACTGAAGAGGATCATCAAGTTCTGGAAAGCTTAGATCCGGAAGCTAAAAAAGCTCTAAAATCGGGTAGAAGAGTGGGGTCGGTAAAAATAGCCCTTCCAATGGAAAAAGTTTACGCCATCTTTTACAAAAAGCAAGATTATGAACCTTTTGCTGTCCCAATGGGTTTCCCAGTTCTGGAGGATATAAATTGGAAGTCCGAAATGAAAAAAATGGATATGGCTATAGCCAGAACCATGCAGCAATCGATTCTACTTGTGACCATGGGAGATTCACCAGATAAAGGCGGAATCAATCAAAGAAATCTTTTAGCTATGCAGAAACTTTTCCGAAACGAATCGATAGGAAGAGTTTTAATAGCGGATTACACAACCAAGGCAGAATTCGTTGTCCCTAGGATTGCGGATTTATTGGACCCGAGAAAATATCAAATAGTCAACGAGGACATACAGATCGGGCTAAATAACATACTTACAAGCGGAGGAGAAAAGTATGCAAACCTGCAGATCAAAATAAGCGTGTTCGTGGAGAGACTGAAGCAAGCGAGAAATGTGTTCTTGCATGAATTCCTGAAGCCAGAAATAAAAAGGATATGCAAAAGTTTAGGATTTAAAAATTATCCAGTGCCCAATTATGAAGATATTGATTTGGATGATTCAACGACGGCTGATAGAGTTTATACTAGGTTAATCGAGTTGGGTATATTAACTCCAGAAGAGGGCTTGGAAGCTGTTAGATCTGGAAGGTTACCGACCAAGCAAGAGTCTTTAGAGTCTCAAAAGGAATACAGTGGCCTCAAGGATAAAGGATTTTATGAGCCAATAATGATGAGAAGTGACAATTCAGGAAACGAGAATTCAGATAACGAGGACAACTCAAAAAATGGAGAATACAAGAAGGAAGTTCCAAAAGAGGGAGGAAGACCAGAAAACATTTCCACTCCATTAAGCGAAAAAAGAGATTCCTCTCCTATTGGACTAAATGCCAGCGAGGGGAAACCAGAATTTAGTTTAACTCAAGTTAAAGAAAATATGTTGGCTGCCAATAAGCTTGAAGATCATATCCAAAAATTATTAAGGAAGAAGTTCTCGAAAAGAGCATTAACCAAACAGCAAAAGGAAGTAGCTTTCGATATATCCAAAGTGGTAATGGCGAACGAAGACAAATCTAAATGGATTCCGAAAGCACAAGGGTATGTCAATAAGCCCGTAGATAAAAATCATGATTTAGTTGATGAGACTCAATTGATAGCTCACGAGCATCAATTGGACGATTGGTTGGCGAGCATTTTAAGAGAAAGTAAAATATAATATGAGTGATACAATTCAAAACGTTAATGAGTATAACAACGATAGTGGAGTAGCTTTTGATATAGAAATTCCAGACATTCCCATTCCGGAACCGGAAGAGGAAGTCAAGACGGAAGTTGAGGACAAAATAGATGTTGCATTTAAATTTGCATTTATAGGTTCTGGACAAGGGGGGTCGAGAATAGCGGAAACATTTCATAAAGTAGGATATAGGAAAGTTTGCGCAATCAACACCGCTGAACAAGATTTAAACACATTAAAACTTATAGAAAATAAGTTATGTTTTGGGGAAGGGGGAGCCGGTAAAGACCCATTTAAAGCTGCGAAATGTTTTTCCGATCACAAGGAAGATATTTTAGACTTTATGAGAAGATCTTTCGGGGATGAGTTTGATAGGATTTTCATTTGTGTAGGTGGAGGTGGGGGAACTGGCACTGGAACCATGTCTCAGCTAGTGGATGCTTCTGCTGAACTTCAGGACACTCTTGGGATAGAGTGCCCCATAGGACTGATCCTGTCTCTTCCTAAAAAATCAGAAGGTAAGAGAGTTAACGCCAACGCATCTACTTGTTTAAAAGCTGCATATGAACTAGTCGAGAAGGGCAAGGTTTCGCCTTTGATTTTAGTCGACAATGAGAAGATCACGAAAATGTATCCTAGATTGGCTATTTCGAAGTTTTGGGAAACGGCCAACATGAGTATGGCGGGAGTATTTCATCTTTATAATCTAACAGCATCAAAAGACAGCACCTATACGTCCTTTGACTCGAATGACCTTAAAAATCTTTTAGATTCGGGGTTAATTATGTTTGGCGCTACGCCAGTTAAAAAATGGGACGATCAAGTCAGTCTTTTACGAGCAGTTAGAGACAACGTCAAGAAGGGGGTGCTTTCTGGTGGCGTGGAAATTTCGACTGGAAACTGTGCGGGGGTAATTGTCATAGGAGGGAAAGAGCAGCTAGACACAATACCGGAAGCTTCTTTGGATCAAGCGTTCGAACAAATATCGAGATTAATGAGACCAAACAGCGTTTTGCATAGAGGTATATATGCTGGCGATAAGTCTGGATTAACAGTATTTACAATGATAGGCGGATTAGGTTCCCCTGCGGCTAAAATAAAGGAATTAGAGAAGCTGGGAGATTTAATAGTAGAGAAAGACAAATAGAATGGATAAGGGTTGGAATTTTTATAGAGATTCTTTTTATATATTAGTTATAGTTTGTATAGTCGTCGGAGGATGTGCGACACCTCTCGGCAACTTTATGAAACAAAAGAAAGTTGTCGACAATATAGAAAGAGAACAAACCGAGAACACAAACCAACAAGTAGAGAGCGGCAGGACTTTTGTTTATGCAGCTGACCAAGCCCTCCAACATGACCCTCAACCTTCCAAAGAATCTAAGGTGGCCAAAACAATGACCACTCGCAGTATAACAGCCCTAGGCCCACCTCTAGCAGAGAATGCCCTAAAATCAGATACTATGATTTCAGATCTTCTTTCCGACGACCCGGATACGGTTCAAAAAGGACAAGCCGAGCTGATGACGATGGACAAAGAGTTAATCGCCATACAAAACCGAAACAGGGTTCTAAGCAGTCAGCTGAACCACGCGCAAGTACAGCTCAGGGCTATAAATCAAAAAAATGCTCTTCAAGCCACTAAATACTCCAGTTTAATGGGTAAGGTTTATTGGATTGTTGGTGTTGTTGTTTTTTTAGTAGTTTTAGCGATTGGAATAAAGATTGTTACCGCTGTTGCTCCGTTTGCTATGCCAGCGACGGGAGCCACTTCCACGCTACTTAAGGTTGTTCAAGGTCTACAAAAAGTCAGAGATCATCACATGGGAGAGAAGCCCGAAATGTTGAAGCAGATTGACGACCATATGAGAGCCCATCTAGACAAGAAGGATAGGTGGATAATAGCTCAGGCAAAACAAAAGCTATCGATGTTATAAAAAAGCATCAACCAATAATTTCCTAAAAAAACTTTAAAAGTGTATAATCATTCTTGACGCTGTGTCTAAGCTTATCTCACAGGATATATTAGAGATCGAAGTATCTGGAATATCTCACGCCAGAAGGGATGTTATAGAGATATCTGATGAGATGCTGAAACCGAAGGTCATAGAAGATCCGGGCATCATAACGAGTTCAGAGATAATCAAAGTATTGGACGGCTTCAGGAAAGAGAATTTAGAGACACATGGAAAAGACTTATCGATAGATAAAATCAAGTCGTATTTCATGTCTTTTTTAGACGGCAAAGACGTAGTGTTTGCGCTATGCAAAACTAGGAATTATTTGACGGCTTCTGGTAAGTCGGATTATGTAGTGCTGGCTAGCTTAAATAACTACCTTCCTGATGAGAGGGATTTAAGGGAAATTAATGAGTTGGTTTCGGGATATGAAATAGACATAAGCTTGGGTGCGGACGATCTGTATATAGGATTAGAAAGAGAAACAGCGCTCTGGTTTGAAAGTCATATTTAAAAATGAAAAGCCACAAATACACAACTATATTTAGCTCTAAAATTAAACCTGTAATTAATGAGGACAAAGATAAATATTTAGCTCTAGCCTCCATGATCGAGCTGTCTGAATTCATACCGGAATTAGACACTGAAAAGAACATAGATTTATTGCCAATAGCCTTCAACGCTTGCGTAGCTAATAGAGTCAACAAAAATGATGATGTTGTAGATACTGATTCTGCAATCTACATCCATAAGAACTTCATTAACAAGCCAATTAACATAGAGCATAATAGAAATAGGGTTGTTGGGACCATTTTAACGGCAAGTTTTTCGGAGTTTGGGACGGATAATCCAATAAGCGAGGAAGAAGCCCAAAAGATGACTTCTCCGTTCAACATAACGCTAGGAGGAGTCGTATGGAGAACTGTTAACTCTGATATAGCAGATATTATCGAGGATTCTGGAGATCCAACTAGCGAAGATTACATGAAGATTAGCGCTAGCTGGGAACTTGGTTTCTCGGAATACGATATAGTGGCAATGGAAGATGGTGATAAAAACCTCGAAGATGCTCACATATATTCTGACGCCAAGGAGATAGAGGAAATGGAGAAATATCTAAAGAGTTTCGGAGGTTCTGGAAAACTCAAGAACGGAAAGAAGATTTATAGGAAAGTGAAAGGTAGTATAATTCCCCTAGGAATTGGCCTCACCGAGGCCCCTGCAGCGGAGGTCAAAGGAATAGCTATTAAAGCCGATCCGGAAGAAGAAGAGAACGGCGAGACTGAAGCTCATCAGGAACCGGCCGTCGCAGAGACGCACAAAGAGATAGAAAAAATTTCCCAAATTAACGAAAAAGATGTAAATAATCACATCGAGGTTCAAAAAATGAAAATAGAGAGTATTAACGATATCACGGAAGACTCTTTGAAGACGCTGACCGCCTCTCAGGTTTCTAGTTTTGTGGAGGACGAACTTAAAAAGGCCTCCAAGAAATTCCACGAGGACAAGGTGAAATTCGAAGAGGAGATTGAGAATAGTCATGCTAAATTCGCAGACCTTGAAAAGACCCACGAAGAACTTAAATCCAATTATGATTCGATTAAGGAAAAGATCGACTCCCTAGAAGCAGAAAGGATCGAGAGAGAGAATCTCGAGACTTTCAATATTAGAATGGCTTCTATGGACGAAGATTATAATCTTGACGATGAGGATAGAAAAGTCTTGGCGGGTCAGATCAAGGATCTTGACGGAGATAGTTTTGACAATTATAAGGAGAATCTAACCATTCTTCTTAGGTCAAAGCTCAAAGCCAATGAAGAGGCTGAGAAAGTTGAGGAGTCGAAGAAGGAAGAGACTAAGGTGGAAGCCGAAGCTTCTTCTCCTGACGCTGAAACTGAAGCAGTCGTCGAGGAAGCTATTGATAATGCCGAGAAGAGCAAAGATGCTATTCCGGTGTCAGCAGAAGCTTCCGACCCCACTGTCTTTGAGAAATACAAACAAGCTTTTAACCTCGACCAGTTCGAATTTAGAGCTGGAAGAAGATAAAAATATTTAATAGGAGAATAAATAGGAGAATAAATTATGCCAACTACAAATAATCTAAGACCATTTAGAGATTATGACGAGCACGACGTGATCAACTTGTTCACGTGGAGTAGTGCTACTGCTTTGCCGCAAAATAAGGGTACTTTTTGTACCGTTTCTGCTGGCTGGAGTAACGCGTACGCTGATTCTGATTTAGCGACTTCTCTTCATGAAACTGCATTATTGGGTGACGTAGGAAAAGCCTACCCCAATTCAGTTTCTGAAAGATACGGAGTTGTTGCTGAAGTCAGTTTAGCAGTTACGGGAGACGCAAGACCTTTGGGGATGACCCTTTGGGATTGCAGTGAAACGGATGAAAACGGTGAGAAGCTTATCTTCAATCCTCGTAAGGCTGCTGAAATGCAGACTGCTATTAGTGGACAGGCTGTGCCTGTCGCAACTAAGGGCATGTTTGTGTATAGCGGTGTTGCTGGTACTCCCTCTGTGGGAGGCGCTGCATACGTAGGTGACGGGGGCATGCTTAGCGCAACAAGTACTGGCGGCGTTGCTGTCGGTAAGTTCTTGGGTGCTAAAGACACTCAAGGTAACGTTTTGTTCAAACTGGAACTCTAATTTTAATTTAAAGGAGATTTAAAAAATGAGATTAAAACTTAAAAATACCCCAGAACAAGTTGAACTTGTCAAGGCCATGGGCTCCAAGGATGTTTCTGTTTCGAGAGAAGCTTCTGAGGCGTTTGCGGCTTTTCTAGGTCCTGTAATTCAACAGGTTATAAATCAAGCGTCTACAGCAGGTGTTATTTATCAGGACGCAGCTTTTGATGAAGACGATAGCCCTAGCTTTCCTTTGGACTTGTACTATGACCAACCGTCAGGTTATATTAGTACTTGGTCCCAAAGCATTGCTGGTGGACTTCCTGTTTCTCAGGATGTGTCTGCAATTCAAGAGCTGAAGATTGCTACGTATAACATTGACAGTGCTGTCAGCGTTAGCAGGAAGTATGCTCGTAAGGGTAGACTAGATATTATCAGTAAGGCTGTCGAGAGAATGGCTCAAGAGGTTTTGCTTAAGCAGGATCGTAATGCTTGGGCAGTTGCTCTTAAGGCTCTAGGCGAAGGTAGTACCAATTCTTTGGCCCATGTTATCGGTCAGCCGGATTCTCCGGCGGATGGCACTGGCTTTAGGGTTGCTGATTTGAATGCCCTTATGACTCGCATGAGAAGAATTAGTGCTTCTTGGGCGGGTGGTACCCCGGATACTGGATATAGCGAAGGGCTCACTGATCTTTTCGTGAGTCCTGAGGTTATCGAGGACATCAGAGCTTTTGCTTATCAGCCGATGAACACAAGAGGTGTTCCGGATAGTGCAGAGTCAACAGCGGTTCCGCTGCCGGATTCTGTTCGTACCGAGATCTACAATAATGCTGGTACTAGCGAGATTTATGGTGTGAATATCACCGAACTTCTCGAGCTTGGCACCGCCAAGAAGTACAACATTCTTTTCGATCAGTTCGATAGCTCTGTCTTCGGAGCTGGATCGAGAACATCTTCCAATACGGAGGTTGTTGTTGGTGTCGACGCTAGCAAGGGCTCGCTTATTCGTGCCATTGCGCAGAATTCTGATTCTGGAGCTACATTCACAGCTATTCCTGATGATCAGTATTCAGCTAGACACGACAAGGTTGGATTCTACGGTTCTCTTGAGGAAGGGCGCGTTTGCATCGACTCTAGAGCGCTTGTCGGAATGTACATCAAGCAGTCGTAATACTAACTGTATTCATAGTGTTTCAGACCGGGGCTTCGGCCCCGGTTTTTTTGTTCTCTGGAGAGACTAAATTGTGTATACGAGAAGTACAGGAGAAAGGTATATTATGCCAAGGAAAAAGGTTACAAAAAAGAGCGGAGCTTCCACCAGAGAGGCTAAAAAAACTTCAGCTTCCACTAGGGGAAGGAAGAAGAAACTAAGCGAATTAAATCAAACCCACGGGAAAAAAGAAGACTTTCGTCCAACTTCTTTAGCTCAAGTTTGGGGAGACACAGGTTTGTCAACATATAGCACCTTAGATGAGGCTGAATATGAAGGGACTTTGAGAGACATGAATAAGTCCGATCTTCAGATTCACGCCACGAGAATTGGTATCATTCCTATAGATAATAGGGAGATTTTGGCGCAAAGGCTTATTAGGGAATTTAGAGCCCATGTAAATTCCTATAAAGCTCCACGGTTAATGAGTGAAAAACCGTCCAGTGTATCTTCGGAAGTCAGAAAAATATTAGCTGAAGGCCGATAGATATTTAAAAATACATTTAATTAAAGAAAAGAAATAAGTGTAAACTATTTAGATTAGTATGGCCTCAACCTACAATCTAGATATTACGCAAGGCGAGACGTATGCGATACGGGTAAGCGCTAAAGACTCCTCTGGCACTAGAATTAACCTAAGTGGTTATACGGCTAGGGGAGTAATTAAATATAGATACGGAAACACAGGTTATCTGTTGGACTTGGATCCAGATGTAGTGAGCGGATCTTTGACTAGCGGTTTCATAGACATTTTGCTCACCCCGTCTCAGACGGCAAATTTGCCAGTTGGGCAATTTGCGTATGGCATAGAAATATCTGGGGGAACAAGTATTTATAAGGTCGTCAAAGGTACGGCCGTAATTAACCCAGAAGTTACAACGTTTCAATATTCTGCGATAGGAAGTTAAAATATGCCCTTTGTAGAATCAGTTGATGTAACAGTTCAGACACCATTTACCGGTGTTTCCACTACAGCCAATATCTTGGGCACTCAAGGAGTTGCTGGTCCTCCCGGATCTGGCTTTTTAGATTCTGGAGATTTTAACGCAGTTAATAGAAGCATAATTCCGACGCCTAGCGGCGCTTTAATGCTTGGATCTGGAACTCATTCTTGGAAAGAGATTCACGCAGATAAAGCGTATTTAGGAAATATATTTCTTAGAGACGAAAACACATACACAGCGAGAGTTAACGCTGTAAGCGATAAAGTTAGCCTAACAGCAACTGGATTACATCGAATAATAGACATACCTGCTGGAGAAACTTTTATTATAGATTCTTTCGAAGGTATATGCACTAAAATAAATAATCCTTATATTGGCCCAAATGTTGAATTTGGCGTCACTGGTAATACTTCTCTGTTTGTGGAGGCTTCTGAATTGAGGGTAAATAGCAACAATGCGCGTCATATTTTTGATGACCCGCAAGATGCTCTGGATGGGCCTGCCGCTATTTCTGTTAGCGTTACAACGGCTTCCCAAGCGGTTGGTCACACTGGATTTTTTAGAGTTAATGGAACAAAGGTGGTTTTTGGATAAAATAAAATGAGTATAACTTTAGGAGGACATGTCGAGAATAAAAACGCATTTAGTGCATGCGGGACCTCTGGTTGTTTTGGGAATTACCAAAGGACTTTTTCTAATTCCTCCGCTTGGTCTGGAACTTATGGTTATACTCACGATTATACTACTAGCGATTTCGTTTCCGTTGGCGGAGGATCGACTTGGACTGGATTGAGCACTGCAATCAACAAGATAAAAAGCGGATATGGCCCACAACAATTAGATGTTTCTTATTCTTTTGTAGCTTCCGGAAGCAGGGTCAAGCCCAGCACTTATAGAGATCCAAAAACATACGCTCTAAGAGACTACGGCGGAACAATTATAGACGCCAATAGGGTTGGGAATTTTATAGATATAGCCGCTACTGGTGAGGCTTTGGGGGTTGGATTTACTGAATTTACTGGAGCAATAGTTTCAGCTTTTGCGGAATGGAAGGGGATCTTGGAAGATACTTTCAGGGGTCTTAGAGTAAATTTTAAAAACTTGGGACAAGAGTTGGGCACTGGGCTATATAACGACACTGAAATAAGCAACACTACTCCCTTCGCTGGATTCTACAAACAGTATAGCATGTTGAATGGAACAGGATATACTGAAAAAGTAGGCGACATCAGATTGGGGGGAATGAAAATGGGAAGAACAGACGACGCCTCCTATTCTGCGCTTGCTCACGCTTATTACCCGAACAACAACAATTACTATAGATCAATATTAGCGAAAAGCGGATCAGTTGGTGGCGACATATTTTTTAATTTATCTTATAATTGGAGAACTGGCGAATATGTATACAACGCCAAACATAAGGCTCCATTAACGCAACAATACTCTGGAACTTACGACGTCAAAACCGTTGCCATGCATGAAATAGGCCACGCTTTAGGAGCCCCACACGAGACCAATGAAAGAAGCGTAATGTATAACGGGACACATGAATTGACAACTTTTAGCAGTCTATATCCTAGCGGCCTAAAGAATGGGCAAGCGACGAAAGCGTATACTAATGCTTCGTATGGGAAAAGCAAATCTTATTCCAGAGATCCTAGTGGGGAAATAAATTCTTATATTAGAAACAACTTTTAAACGACATGGGCAGAGCACACACAGAAAGTAAAAATCACACCTTCAAAAAGGACGTCACCTTTGTAACAGGTTTTGGTGTTCTAGCTGATACGCCCGTGCATATTGGTAGTGCTACGTCTTCAGAGACTGATTTAGTTTTACATAATAAGTTGATTTTTGCGGAAGGATCGACAACTGATCTGAGGTTTTCGAACGTTCCTTCTGCGCCCGTTCAAGAAACATATACATATCTTGTCAAAGGCGATAAAGGCGAACTACAAACTACAAGTTCTGGAGCTAAGGGGCAAAAAGGCGAAAGAGGTACTCTTGGCGTAGACGGCCAGAAGGGAGAAAAAGGTTACGTTGGTATAGACGGAGACAAAGGCCAAAAAGGTCAGAAGGGATTTGGAGATAAAGGTCAAAAGGGTCAAAAAGGCCAAAAGGGTGAAAAAGGCCAGAAGGGTCAAAAAGGTCAAATAGGAGATAAAGGTCAGAAGGGTCAAAAGGGTCAAAAAGGTCAGAAAGGTGAAAGGGGAGACAAAGGTCAGAAAGGTCAAAAAGGAGATAAAGGTGATAAAGGTCAGAAAGGACAACAGGGAGCTAAAGGCCAAAAAGGAATAACAGGCAACAAAGGTCAAAAAGGTCAAAAAGGAGATAAAGGTCAAAAGGGTCAAAAGGGAGAGAGAGGCCAAAAGGGCGAGAGAGGACCTCAAGGTTCCAAAGGCCAAAAGGGTCAAAAGGGTCAAACGGGTCAAAAAGGAGAAGTAGGATATAGAGGAGGCGCAGCGTATATTTTTGATTCGACGGTTCCCGGAGGCGATCCATCAGCTGGAAAGGTTCAATTCAACAACGCTACGTTTGCAAACATAACGTTGATTTACATCGATGATGTGGATGCTTATGGGGTCGACATGCAAGACTGGTTTGCCTCTTGGGACGCAACGAGCGGAACACCAGAAGGTCATTTAGTATTTCAGTCTAGAGACGTCACGGATTCATCCTTTGCCGTGTTCTCGGTAGATATTGTGACTGATCCCGGTGGCGAGTGGGCAATTGCCGTAACTCCTATTGATTCTTCTTCCTCGGCGCAGCCTTTTACCAATGGCGAAGATATAGTTTTTCAGTTTGTCAGAGCGGGTGACAAAGGTCAAAAGGGCCAAAAAGGTCAAACGGGAGATAAAGGTCAAAAGGGTCAAAAAGGTCAAACGGGAGATAAAGGTCAGAAGGGTCAAAAAGGCCAAAAGGGCGAGAAGGGCCAGAAAGGTCAGAAGGGCGAGAAGGGCCAGAAAGGTCAGAAGGGTGAGAAGGGCCAGAAAGGCCAGAAGGGTCAAAAGGGAGAAAAGGGTCAGAAAGGTCAAAAGGGCCAAAAAGGAGAGAAAGGTGAGAAGGGTCAAAAGGGTCAGAAAGGTCAAAAGGGTTTAACTGGTTCTTTCGGCGGTCAATCCTTTAAGTATAATTTTGTCGGTAATAATACTGCTGATACCGATCCAAGTCCGCAAAACTTTAAGTTTAACGAAAGCACACAGACCGAAACAACGCAAATATATATAGACTACGAAGATCTTAATGGCGTTAGCATTGAAACATTTCTAAGAACAATTGATGATTCCAGCAGCGCTATAAAAGGTCACGTCAAGGTGTCGAAAACTTCTGCGCCGCAAGACTTTTTATTGTTCACGATCAATAGCGCAAATACTGAAGTTACTCCTCCTACTGGTAATTATTTTAAAATAAATGTTGCTTTCGTAAGTAGTTCAGGAGCGAGCCCAGTTCTTGGTAATGGCGATGATTGCGTTTTGACTTTTGCTAGAACTGGTGACGTTGGAGATCAAGGTGACAAAGGTCAGAAAGGCCAAAAGGGACAAAAAGGTCAAAAGGGCGAGAAAGGCCAGAAGGGTCAAAGAGGTCAGAAGGGTGAAAAAGGTCAGAAGGGTCAGAAAGGTCAGAAGGGTGAGAAAGGCCAAAAAGGTTTAACAGGAGATAAAGGTCAAAAGGGACAAAAAGGTCAAAAGGGCGAGAAAGGCCAGAAGGGTCAAAAAGGTCAGAAGGGCGAAAAGGGCCAGAAGGGCGAGAAAGGTCAGAAGGGCCAAAAAGGATTAACAGGAGATAAAGGTCAGAAGGGCCAAAAAGGTTTAACGGGAGACAAAGGTCAAAAGGGCCAAAAAGGTCAGAAGGGCGAAAAGGGCCAGAAGGGCGAGAAAGGTCAGAAGGGCCAAAAAGGTTTAACGGGAGACAAAGGTCAAAAGG